TGCCTGTTTCTAAATGTTCGTAAAATCTTTTACCGTCAACATTTTTTGCCTTCAGGGGTGGCAACTCACCTGTAGGTTGCTTGTGAATAAACATAATAATCCTTTTTTTTTAACTATTCAAACTCTATTATATCACAATCCTACAGGAAAGTCAAGCTCTTATATCCAAGATTTTGCTGTCTCAGTAGTTTCTTCTACACGTCTAGTCCAACCTCTGCCAAATGTGGCAAATGTGGATAGTTCTTCGTAATAATTTTGTCTATTCTTTTGGTAGTTTTCTACAGCATATTCCACGTTAAACTTCTCAACATATTCGTTGACTTTTGCTAACGTCATAGGACCTATACCGCCATCTATTGGCAAGGCACTAACACAAGATTGTAAATACTTCGCTGCTCTGCCTGGACCTGCATTGACAGCAAAGTCAAATACACACAGGTCTAAACCTGATGGCAAATCATCACATTTACATTTGTCCCAATAACCTTTTTTGTAGATTGGTGCCACATCTTCGTGTATAAGGTCTTTCATATCCTTAGTACCACCAAATTCCTCATAAACTCTTTTTGTAACACCTAGGTTTGTTTCACCACCTGGGTCTTTAGGGTGGTTTACATAACCACCTTCGTGGTGTAGTATTATTTCTAACGCTTCTTTAAATTTGTTGCTCATAGTGCAATCCTAACTTTATTTTGTTTATTAAATATGATTTGATTAATCCACTTCTCACTATATCATTCAAATCAAATTCAATGCAATTTACTTCAGGCATTTGCTGAAGTATATTAACAAAGTCTAGGATGCCATTACGGTCTTGTGTTTTCGTTAAGTCAGTTTGTTGCATATCACCAGCGAAGACAATTTTACTATCTTGTCCTACTCTGGTCATTATTGTATCTAACTCATGGAAATTTAAGTTTTGACATTCATCTACAATTATAACGCCATTATCTATTGTTACACCTCTTAAAAAGGAAGTAGTAAGAAAATCAATTGTGCCTTGATTTCTTAGGTCATTATATAATCTATCAAACTCAGCGTCACTACCTCTTTTAAACATAAACCTAACCATGTTTTGGTAAGGTGTTTGGTATAAGTATGACTTGTCTTCCTCATCACCAGGTAAGAAACCTATGTCTCTTGTTGGTATGATAGAACGGACAATATATACTCTTTCTCTAGGTGATTTAGGATCCAGAACATCTTTCAAAGCATTATATAACGCTACGAAAGTTTTACCAGTTCCTGCTACACCATATAGGAATAAATTTTTGTCAGCGAAGTTATTGAAAACTTCCTTCTGATTATCTGTGATTGGTTTAATATCATTCAAATCCTTTAATGATATTTCCAACTGTTTCTTTTTACTTGCCATAATATTCCTTCACTTACGGATTATGTGTTAACTCAGCTTACAATCTTTGGGTTATATGATATCCCTACAACTTAGTGCTGTTAACTATCATATAACTATTTAGACTATTTAGATTTTACCTTTTGCTCTTTTTCTATGTTTTTTAATAGTGTCTTTTATCTTTAATGTTTTGTGGTCTTTTTTACCATATCTGTCAGCTAAATTACTTTCTGGATGTGCTTCTGCAACTCTTCCTAACATGTCTTTCCAACCACTATCAGTTTTACTATCAAGTTGACCTACACTACCTACTATGAGTGGTGCAGCCGGCACAAGACCTATTTTCTTTTTATTTTTTTCTAAGTATTCTTCCATTTCAGATATAGACATCAAATCAGTCCATTGTTCATCTGTCTTTTTATTTCTAAATGTATATGTTGGCATATGTTTATTTATGCTGTTATTCTGGCAGCGTACCAGGCTGGTACGTCACGTTTAGACCATTTAGCAAAATATGCTTTTGCTTCTACATAATAATTTTTGTAACTAGCAATACTGTCATTTGGTACTATACATTGAGGATAGTGTGACATTGCCGGTGTTGGTTCTCGCCAACCGTCTTGTTTAATATTATTAGGTGCATTTGCCAGTATCTCATTCAGTTTAAAGTTTGTACTATGTACTTTACCATATCTGTGTGTGTATTCTTGTCCTAGTTTTTTAAACAAATCATACAACCATAGATACTGTTGTTTGGTTTCTCTTGCCCATACGGCACTAGGGTGGTGATAGTGTACTGCTTTGTATATAATGTCTTCTCTTTTATCTTCCATAATATATCGTTTCACTTTTCTACCTGTCTTACTTCTACCTTCAATCTCTTTACCATCTAGCATTCTATGTGCTGTAGATAATAATTGAGCGTATTCTACAATCATCTTTACGACATGTTTATCCACATGCTGTTCAGCACATGTTTTTGTATCGTGGTTTAAATAAAATATATTCATACTAAAACTCCTTCACTTTCTCCATTAACTTAATTAATTTCCATTTAAACATATTATACATCATTGGCAACTTTTTGTCAACCTTTTTTAAATATGCTCTTAGAGCGTCAACACGTTTCCAGTATAATTCTTCTTTAGAGTTCATAAACACCTACTATATTATGTTTAATAACTTGTTTAATTAGTGATGTATAGTTCTTTTTTGTCGCATACTTCGTTAGAGTATCAGCAAGTTGGTATACATCTGCACCGTTGCTTCTTGCTTCTCTAAATTCTTCATAAGCAAATACTTCGTTAAGGATCCTTACATAGTCCTTTACACTATCACATCTAGTTTCATAAACTTTAACACCCCAACCAATCCATTTTGTTTGGTCCCATGTAATTGGTAATAACCATTTACTATCTTTGTTGAAAGTTCTAATACCAAATAAATTATTACCTTCGTTGGCAAATCTACTTTTACCCCAACCTGTCTCTAATGCCGCTTGAGCAATGATTAGTTCTTTTGGTATTTGTTTTGAAATATCTGTTGTCTCATAAATTTTGTCTATACATTTTGATAGTGTGTAAACAAATTGAGATTTTGTATCTGTATTGATAACAGGTAAAACATTAGGAAAATCTTCTATCTCCTGGTATTTGATTAGTTCTACTTGTTCAGTAAATTCTTTGCAACCATCATCTGTACATGGTTGTTCTTGTGCTACTGCGTGCCATATAAACACACCAGCAATTAATAATAATATAGTTGAAAATATTTTCATAAGACCTCCTTAGTCAATATTAGTTGTATCATTGTCAATAGTAAGTGTTAGTTTAATACCATTTGCACCAAACGTTCTACGCCATTTGTAGAAATCAATGTTGTGGTTACAACTGTTATCTTCTAACGCATAATATTGCCATAAATGTACCATTTCATGTCCTAACACTTGTAAAAAAGTGTCAAAGGATTTCATTTTATAATGTAATTCTAAATGACATTCTCTAGGTTTCTTTTTTCGCTTTTCTGATTGGTCATTAAATACTACTTGACCAACAGCACCTCTTAATCTTCTAATAGATATACTATCAAAAGACGGTAGTTTTCTTTTAAAGATAATATTATTTAGTATATCAAACCACAGCTCAGCGTCTGTAAGTGTGGGATAATAAGGAAACTTTTTGTTAAAGTTTTCTGCTAATCTATCTATCTTTTTTCTTGCCATATGTTATCTAAGATACTCATTTTTATATAACAGTTTAGCACCGTATTCTTGTTTTGCAATATCAAGGACTTCATCTACATTGTCCTCATCAATACCACATAATGATAAATTGTCAACATCTGCTAATTGTTTTTTAGCAGTTGTTTCATCAATAGAACCTATACAGTATTGATTGATAATATTATCAGATTGTTCTTCAGCGTTGTCCCACGCCATGTTTTTAACTTTACTCATTATTGACCTCCTTCATAAAATTCAATAGTCCCAAACATTTCGTAAGATATTTTAGGACAAGTATTCATAATAACAATTTTCATTGTATCTCTAACCATAGTATCTAATCTATCAATAAAGTTAGCGGCAGCAATTAATTGATTGCCAGCAATAAGATGAGCAACGGTCTCATAATCTTGTCCGTCAAACGGAGTTTTGGTATATTTAAGTAGATTGTCTCTAGTAGTTTTAAGTTTCATAATATAACCTTTCGTTTTCTTGTTAATATACTTATAATATACACTAAAAACAAGCAAAAGTCAAGTAAAAAGGACATAAAAAAACCTTTATTTTTCAATGCTTTTTAAATAAAAAGTGTGTCAGGATGTCGCACTAAGCGTTAATTCTCATAAAATTGTCGTCCCAATTGAACGCTTCCTTTACTAAATTCTCCGTCAAACCTTTATAAACTTTATTTAATTCTTTACCTTTAATGTGTAAAAGTAACTTTGCTTCTTCATCACTTAATGCTTCAAGTGTTTCTATAAACATGTTTTCTCTTTTCATCTGTTTTAGTTGTGGATTACCACCTTCTAAATAGTGGAACAATTTTTTTGTTTCCGCTTTTAACCATATATGATTTTCAGTACCTAGTGGTGCTTCATTCTTTTTATATGGTGGGTTTTCTTCTGGTAACTTCCATACTAATTTAGGATCAAATGCTAACTTCATTAACATTCTTAATTCATTAGTGTCATACTTATTCAACACTTCTATTTTTTTCTTTTTATCTTTCGCATTATTAACCTTTGTTAATATTTCATGGAATGATAATTGATACATTGGTTCAGCCATTTTAAAACTCCTCTATTTTGCCAATCAATTCTTTCAAATCGTTATTAATTAAATAAGGTAATATCTTTTGTTTAGATTGTACCTTAATGTTTTTGTATGTATTATATATGTCTTCTTCCATATCATCTGGAATATAGTCAAAGTCAATTAGTCTCTGGTTTCTTTGGTAGTTTCTATAGTGATATTCATTACAGAAAGTTTTAGGATCCTCACCTTTCATTAAGGTGTCAATCCAATATGATAATTTTTTCTTTTGTATAGGTTTTTGTTTAATCTTATTTACAAAGGTATCGTCTGGTGACAAGAAGTTAGGTATGCCATCAGAGGTATCACCTCTCATTATATGTTCAAAGATATACTCTTGTGGATTTTGTGTTTCTATCATCTTCTTTTGTATAGGTGCATATTGAGATATGCCTGGATACTTTTGAAGTTGTTGAAAGTCTTTGTCACCTGATATAATTAAAATCTTTTCGTCTGTAGCAATGTTTAATCCTGTCTTGTGTTTTTTACATAGTACAGCAATAATGTCATCTGCTTCAACATTATCTAATTGTACAACTTTATAGTGGAAGTTGTCTCGTATTTCTTCTTTGATTGTGTGTATTAAACCAAACACACTTTCCCAATCAGTTTTGGATTCGTCTCGCCCTTCCCTTCGTTTTGCTTTGTAGTGTGGAAATATATCTCTACGCCAAGGTGCCGGTCCGTCAACTGCAATGATAACATCACCTGGATAGTCTTGTTTAAATCTGTGTACTAATCCTCTAATAGAGTTTAGTATCATATGTCTTACAATTGGTATAGACAAGGTCATCTTGTCTTTACTCATTGCCAATTGTACAGCGATATTACTAATCGCTATCTGGCTGTAGTCTATCAGTATCATCTAAATTTTCTCCTTCAAATTCAATTTCGTCTTCATCATTTTTGTCACAAATTCTTTTACCTTCATAATCAATTACTGAATATGTCCTACCTGATTTCTCGTCTTTTTGTTTAAACATAAGATTATCAGTTATATCGTGGAAAGGGTGTTCTAAGTTTAGTTCTCTATACAATAAACCTTTTAACGCCTCCATAAAGATACCTAAATCTAAGAAAGTTTTGTTACTTAACTTTGGATCTCGTAAACCAATATTCATACCTTCTTGTTGTAACTGTGCCAACATTCCAATGACCATATCATCAGCAACTGCATTAGCATATTTTGTTGTTTGTTCTTCCGCTATCTTTTCTTCTACAGGTATTTTCTGTTCTCTGGTCAGATTAGGTATATGTTTTCCGTCAGGAAACGATAGAATTTTCGCTGTCATCTAGTATCACTCTCTTTGGTTTTGTCCATCCTAGGTTGGTACACCAATCTTTATTCCTTGGTTTCACTTTGGAAATTGATTTTACCTTCATTTATTAGATGTTCTCGCAAATCAGTATAACCACCAATCAACTCATCACCTTTCATAATTTGAGGCATAGACCGTACTTGTTTACCTATCATTTCAAACATTTTATCTGGTGTAAAAGTAGGCGACAGTTTATGTTCCTCAAAAGGTAAATTTACACTATTAAGTAAGGACTTTGCCTTTGTACAATAGACACAATTATCTTTTGAAAATACTTTATACATTATTTACTCCGTTGCTATTTCTGTTAAACTATCTATAGCGTCATTCGCTTTAATATTAGCTTCTGCCATATTTATATCTTTTTTAGCTTCTGCTTTTACCAATTCTGCTAACTTGTTTAACTCACCTAACGGTAACTGTAAACCCATGTAAACTCTATACTCATTGTCTCCAGTTATAGATACAGCAATCTGCCATTGTTCATAACCTTGTACTTTAGTTTGTTTAATTATGTTTACAATTGTGGACTCTGCCTTAGAGTTTATAATCTTAGAACCTTCTTGTCCTAGTTCTTGTATAAACACATTAGCATTCTTATTCATTTCACCATGCATTACATCTGCTAAGTCAGCTTTCGCTACCATTGTTGCTTTGTCCATTGCAAGTTGTAAATCTGGACTTGTTGCCACACCTACACCGTAAAGATAAAACTTGTCTTTCTTATTAAAGAGACCTTTCTTACCTTCTTTTTCTACAAACCATTTAGGTACTTCTTCTAACATACCAGACTTGGTCTGTCCTTCATGTTCTATTTTTACTGTCTTAGCACAACCTGTAACTAACAGACCTAGTAAAATCATTATTATTATTTTATTCATTTCCTTTTATCACCTCTCTTATATACTCTATTGAGTTGTGGTATATATCAAACCCAATATCTGGATTATGATATACAATAATACCACCTATTATCATACCAAAGATAAACTTCATTGTTTCTCCCAAGTGCCGTCATTAGTTAAACATACCTTATCAGGTATTAAACCGCCTTCAACTTTTCTACAGTAGGCAGGCACATTATCCTGTCCGTAATAAAATTGAGCGAATAGTTGCCAGTAAGTAGGACCTATAACGCCGTCTCTACATATCATTTTTCTACTGACTTCGTTTTCCATGTTTTCATCATAGATAACTTCTATAACACAATTACTCTTTGTGAATTTAGGTGTCTCGTCATTTGCTATTGCACCTGACCAGATTAATAATGCTAATATCAATACAATAAAAAACATTACATTAAAGTTTGGTTCTCTCATACAGTATCATCATTATAA